TCTTGAGCCTCCTTAAATCAGAGTGCCTCGAATGCATACCGTATTAAATTGTACCACACCCAAAGCACATTGTCCATTTCTTAAATCTGTTCAACATTATCTATAAATTCCTCAAACTGTTTTCTTTTAATCTTGATAGTTCTCCCCAGCATCAAATGATATTTATTTTCATAATCTTCACGAACTATCTCTCTAAGTCTATGTTGTCCAATTCCAAATAAATCAGATGCTTCTTTTATATTCAATAAAACCTTACCATCCAATGTAACTGTTGTACTTTCTATAATAATCACTCCTTAATATAAAAATATGGACTAGGATTTTTCTCCCAGTCCTCAAATATACACAAAAGCCTTATTTATTCGGTCTTTTCGGTCTTTTCCACTGTCAATACATCATCTGATAAACCTTTATCATCATTATGTAATTCTTTTACAATGACTTTTGCTACATCTCTACTATCAAATTTCTCCATAACGGGAATAATATTAACCAGCTTATCTAATGTTTCTTTATCCATTGCATCTATATTGGCAAATGAATTTACAGCATTTGTTATTGATTCCATGAACTCATCTAATCTATCTGGCTTTAATACAAGTTCTCTTACCACCTGTAACAGCTCTGATATCTCATCTGAATATCCATTATAATTATGTTTTCTATAATCAATTGCTTCATCACAAGCATGTTCCAGCTCATTATATTCATCTCTTGGAATACTCTTAACAATATCATTAAGCAACTCTGTATTGTCTTTCATAAATATCTCAAGTTTATCTAAGCTGAACTCATCACCTTCAAATATATTAATATCTGTATAATACTTAACAAGACAGTAATTAAAGATAGGCTTTCTTAATACTGTGGCATACCCTACTGTTGGCGATACTACCATTCCTGCAACTTCCATGATAAAACTTGTCTTCTGACTAAGTGATAATTCACTTTCAACCTTACACTCTAACTTTTCACCGTTCATATTATAAAATAATTTTCCCATTATTCCTTGTTTCCTCCATTGACTTTTTTATTAATCCTGATATCTTCTTATCAGTTGTATTCTTCTTAATATTCAAATAATTATTATTATATTTTTCCTTACTCTCAGCGTCAGCCTTTGTTTTAATATCTTCAATAACAGGATTATTGTAAAAAACAAAACATCTCTTGTTATACTTATCAACACCTGTTCTTTTAAGCATATATCCATACCCTGCTTCTATAATCTGCTTTACAGCTTTAATATTTCGAGTAATTATAGTCTCCTTCTTAGGTTGATTGATATAATCATCAAAATCATTCCAACAATCATCAACACTTCTGTCACATTTCATACTATGTTCTGTAAGAAACTTTTCATATACAGAAGCAACCTTATTACTCATCTTGAATTTATATATAGGATATTTATGGCTGGAAACACTGATAAGATTCTTTATCTGTCCAGCCTTTATAATTTCTTCAAATAATTTTACTGATTCAAACTCTAATACTTCCATTTAATCCTTTCTAATCTGAAAATATGCTCTGATATAATGCATGTGTCTTCTTTAAAGCTTCCAAATTATTTTCCAGTTCTTTCTTCTTTTCCTGTGTTTCTGCTATTAATGCCTTAAATTCAGCCTCTTCTTGTCTAACATTCTTTATTGTACGATTCAATATATTATTAGGCATATTTGCAAATCTCTTAGATTCTTCTACTTGCAGTTTCATTTCCTGATTTTCTGCTTTCAAATCCTCATTCTGTTTTTCAAGTAATTCAATTCTTTGTGTTAATATTAAAATCTGTTTATCTTTATTCATTCTTTTATTCCTTTCCATTAAAATAAGACGCACTCCATTACAGAATGCGTCCTTGAGTTTTGTTTAATATTTGCTTGTTAATATAACAAAAGAGCAGGAGGTTAATCCTGCTCTCCAGCTCCGTGAATCTTCATTTTTAATTGTTAAAAGTATTTTCTAAAATACACTGACCACCAGCGAATTTAACATCATCCCAACCTTTATTTTTAGCAGTCTGAGTTATCCAATCTTGAACTTTAGGTGTAACTTTTTGCATATCTTCATCTTCAGTATGTGCCTGATTATATAAGCCCAACACTTTTCTTGTTTCTAAAATTATACAAGGATCATTCTTTGATCTATCATCTGGATCTGGTAATACATATTTACCTGCCATTTTCATATTTACCTCCTCTCTATAAAACTAAGATAAAACTTTTATCACAATTTTATTATATACCAATATTTGACATATATCTACAAGAACATTTGTTTAAATAACGCTATTTTTCATCATATCATAACACAACCATATTTCAATCGCATCAGCCGTAACCAATGCGCCTGAAAATTTATCTAAATGTTAGCTTATTTAATGAATTTCTACCTAAAGTCTGTCCAAGAGTCATCTCTTGAATCATTTTTTCTGCTTTAGGATCTTTCTGCATTTGTTTCATAATATCCTCATAGTTATGAACATTAGGGAATGTCAATGTTACATCACCATAAGAAATATCAACTTTATTAGACAGGTTGTTAGACATATTAGAGATATCAGGTAACTTAGCACCTAAGTTATCTATGTACATGTTTGGTGTAGTGATACCCTTAGAAAGATTCCAAAGTTTTTCAACCTGGTCTGCATTGAATACCATGTCGCCAGCGTCCAATTTACGAAGTGTACCATACTTCTTTGAGAAGATTACTTCTGAACCAAGACCATCTTCATCAGTAAGTGTAATACCACCTGTTGCAGATTTAGTACCTTTTTTAAGTCCATGACTTTTGAGGTAATCTAACATGAATATGTTCTGATCATAAGTACCATAATACTGTCCCTCACCGCCCATTTGGTCATAATACTGCGAACGAGCTGCAAACGAATTTGCGAAATTGTTCCACTTGAGCCTGTCAACCACGCTCTGATCTATGTTTAATAAATCACGAGGATAGTAATTTTCTTCGTATATCCAATCAACACCATCACTTCCAGAAGAATTATTGTCATCATAACCAGTATCCCAATTATTACTCCAATCATCGCTAGAATAATCACCACCTGAGTAACCACTATTAGAACTTGCATTCTGTTCAGCCTGTTGTCTTGCAATCTCATCAGCAACTCTCTGTGCCTCGGCATTACTATTTGCAAGTAATCCCTGTACAGCGGAATTAATATTATTGCAAACATTTGTAATAGCATTATTACCTTCAACAAATTTACTGCTAAAATCACCTAATACATTTGTTATATTACCAGTATTAGTACTCCATATAGAAGCCATTGATTCACTTAGTTTATAACCATTACTTTCTGCTGTTGAAGTTATTGTATCTGAAATACTTCCTACATTTGTATTGGAACTTTCTATAACCTGTTCAATAAGATTATCAATGTTATCAAGTCTTTCTGATATCCAATTTTCCATTTCTGTCTGAACTGAATCAACTATTCGCTCAACATCGCTAATTGCTTTTTCCATTTCAGTTTGCTGTAATTCATCCTTTGCATCTTCTAATTGACTATTAAGAGATTGTCTCTTAGATTGTGCAGATTCAGAATTATCACCCTGAATAGCCATAATCTGCTTCTGAAGACTAGATATATTAGCTGCTTGCTTTTTAACATTTTTCTCATAATCGTATAAATCTTTAGTTACAGATAATCCATCCTTAATTTTAGTTATGATATTACTAATAGAATCTTTTAGTTTATCATAAGCATTACTCATTAAGTCCTTAATTGCACTCTTCTCTTCCTTAGAGTTCTTAATTGCGTCCTGCTGTGCTTTGATAAGTTCCTGTTTTCTATCCAGTAATTCTTTATCATAAGGATCATTCGCAAGTTCCTCATCAATCTTAAGAATCTCATCTTTGTATGCCTTTGCCTGATTAAGATATAATTCGTATTTCTGAGCAAGTAACGCTTGTGCTGCATTACCGTTATCATTCATATTACCATTATCATCAGTAATTCCATTATCCTTAAGAAGTTCTATAAGGAAATCTGTTTCACTGATAAGATTTTCAACATCATCTCTTGTCCTATCAAATGCGTCCCAATTAACTTGTCTGATAGCTTTATCATATGATATGATTGCTTTCTCAGCATCATAGATTGCAGAAGATACGCTATTTATTGAACTCTGCATGTCATACCATTGTTCACTATACTTCTCAATCTTTCCTGAATCTAATGCATTTGTCAAAGCTGTTCTCTCATCTTTTAATCTTTCAAGATTAGCCATGTCCTGCTCCTTCATAGATTCATTAAGAAATGTAGAAGAAATCCATCCTTTAGTCTCAATTATATCTAATTCCTTTTGAAGCAAATTATTATATTCATCAATTTGATTAATCTGTTCTTCATACTGTGACTTAATATTATCGAACCTACTCTTAGCAAGTCCTTTTAACTCAATATTAAGTTCCTGAACAGCAGTATTAGCATCCTGTGCTTTATCATAAAAATCCTGACAATCAGATATAGCATTCTTTAAGTCGTCATCATAAATAACATCTATGCTTATTGAACCATCTACAATCTGATTCTTATAATAATCGTCAAGACCATAAGAATTAAATGCGTTCATGTAATACTCATAAGCATCTGACTGTGCATTTATCTCATTTACAAGTGTGCTCATAGAATCTGACAATGCGTTATTACGATTGAGCCATGTAGTTGTTGTATCCGATACAATATTCTTTAGACGTGAATATGCTGTAGAAATCTTATTGATTAAGCGTTCAATCCAGTTGAGTTTTTCGGCTGTTTGTGAAGAAGAATCTTTGGAAGATGATAAGTCTTTGCTGAGTGATTGCCATGAAGCATTATCAGAAATTTGATTAACATAACTATCCTTTATTTCGTTTAGTCTAGTTAATGCTGAATTTGCACGTTCAACTTCATCGCTAATACCATTTAATATGTTGTCGGATTCTTTCTCACTAATAGTTCCATCTAACATAGCTTGATCATCTATAATAGCACTATATAAACCAGTAGCTTTATCTTGAATTAATTGATAATGTCCTCTCCACAAACTATCTAATGCAGAAACTAAAGCGGTATCAATTTCTTTCTTTAATTCAGCTACAGTTGTATAATTCCCTAAATCATCCTGATATAAATTACTAAGAAAATCGAAGAAATCTGGATAATCTTGACTTATGTTTTCAAGAAACTGTGTAGTTGTTTCCATCTGTTCATATATCTTATCGACATAAGCATTCTTATCATCCTCGTATACTTGCTCTAATTGTGCAAACAATTCCTGCTCATCAATAAGACCAGCCATATATTCAGATAAAGCGTTTTTTGCCTCTGGATACTGCTTGATAATTTTCTGCATTGAATCAACACCGATACGACCTGTTTCAGACATTTCCTTCTGAATAGAAGATAACAAATCTGCTTCTGACTGAAGGTCTGCCAATGTTGCTGTCTTAGTCTTATCATCTGATTCTTCAAGAAGAGAAGTAGGATCAAATGTTTCTACTGGCTGTTCAATAGGATTCTGTTCAGCTTCTGCCTGAACTTTTTCCATGGCTTTCTTATATTCAGGAATATACTGTTGGAATATTTCAAGCCATGACTGCATATTTGCATAAGCTGTAGCATCATATGCATCTGTACCCTCTGCCTTCTTCATCTTCTCCATTTCAGAAGTAAGCTGATTATATAAAGTCTCTTTATTCTTATCAAAATCCTTTGTTAATAAATCAAGAGTATACTGTGCATTTTCAACTGACTGCTCTGCTAAAACCTTCTGATCTTCATCAGTGGCATTGTTCAACTCTTTTACTGCGTCATTATATGCGTCTGTAGCAAGTTTAATCTTTGCTAACTGTGCAACGGCTGTATCCTTGTCATTACCGCTTGTAGCCATGTTCCAACTTACACCGTTGGCAGTTCCGTCACCATTAAAATTCTTAGAAACAGATGATATAACATCTGAAGCATTAGAGCCAACATCAAAACCATTACCAAACTGTTTATTAAATGCTTTCTCTGAATCTCTAGCCTGAGTTTTAACCTCTTCATTATTGGCTTCCTTGAGTTTTTCAATCTTCTCATCTAATAAAGCATTCTGATATTTAAGATTCTCAATTTCTGCTTCCTGTGCTTCTGTTATAGTACCATCTTCCTGAAGCTTCTGTAATTCTTCAATTTTCTGCTTATTTTCTTCAATAGTGGAATTATATTCAGATATGGAATCAGAATTCTTAGATATGTTTTCTTCTGATTTTTCAATAGACTTGTTGTATTTGTTGACTGCTGTTGTACCATCAGCCCAGTCCTGAACTGCATTTACAAGTTTATACGCACCATACATAGTTCCTAGTGCTGCTGTAATCGCTAATAAATACGGATGTGCTAATGCAAGATTTTTGAGTGATGTTCCAAGACCTGTAATAGAAGTTGTAAGTTTCTTTGTTGTGTCAACCGCACTACCTTCTTTTGCAACGACATTTGATACTCCATCTGATAATACATCTGCTGCCTCACCAACTTTTAAAAATCCATCTTCTACTTTCAGTGAACCACTAACGGCACTTTCAAAGAATATCTTCATAAGATTGGATGTTGTAACAAAATTGTCCTTCTTACCCTTCGCCAAGTTAAATATATCTATACCCTTAGTGATTGTTTTGTATGTGATAAATAGTTTTATCAGCTTCGCAACACCATCATTTCCCGTAATGTCTTTTAATGACATTGATAAAGCCTTAAAGCCTTCTGCCAAAACCCCTATACTTGAACTTACAATAGTGTCCTGTTCAATGATATTTTCAAACACTTTTAATAAATCTGTTGCACCTGATAATACATCTTTTATCCAGTCAGAACTTATTACCTTCTTTGATACAGATTGAAATTCGTTCTTAAGTTCGTTCTGTAAGCCCTCAACGCTCTGGCGATATATTTCATTTTCGTTAGCTGCACTTCCAAGACTATCCTTTGACTGCTCAATTGCTTTATTAACATCTGCCATCTGTTGTACTATTGCATTAAACACATTAACTTGTCTTTTTCCTGCACTTAATTCAGCGTAATACTGCTTCTGTTCGCTTGTAAGTTGTGGATATATCTTAGCATAGTCACTCATAATATCATATGTACTTCTTAAGTCACCATTAGAATCTTCAATAGCAACCCCTATCTTTCCAAATGATTCACTTAACTCTGCTGATAATCCATCAATTTCATCTCCGTCCTCATCTATCGCTCTAAGTCTTTGAGAAATAGTGATAAGACCTGTAGATACTTTTTCCATGTTTCTTAACTGTGCATAACCACCAGTTAATAATCCAATTGTCTCATCAATGCTGTTACCAGCCTGATTCATTGTACCTGACACACGCTCAAGACCATCAGCCAAATTATCAAATCCAACTGGACTTTGGTTTGAAACACTGTTCATTTTATCTACAATGGTCATAATATCAGATTCATTGATATTAAAGCCTTTTAATACCGCTATAAGGGTACTTGCTGCATCAGAGGTCTGTGTAATTCCATCCGCAACATTTGTCATAAGAAGTGCCGACTTACCCATATCCAAGCTGTCTTCAAGACTATAGCCAGCTCTTTTAAACTCTGTTGCAGCCTCTATCATATCAGAACCTGTACGACCAACCTCATCTGCTGCATCAAATGCCCTATCTGAAAACTCTAACAATTTATCAGATGTAAGGTCTGCTACCTTGTTGAACTCTGTAAGTTTCTTATCAAGGTCTGCAACCGCATTAACCATTGATTCAAAACTACTTATAACCTGGTCAATAACTTTGTAAGCCAACTGATATCTAAGAATATTTTCAAAAGCGTCTTTAATACCACTCTTCAGCCCATTAAAGAATCCTGTGTACAAACTTCCAGAAGACTTTACTTGCAATGCTATATTGCTGAACTGTCGCTGTAACTTTGAGAAATCAGCCTTGTTATTACAATTCTGTAAATCAGATATTATCTGCTTTAACTCTGCATCATACTGTGCCGCTGCCTGTCTGTTCTGCCCCATCCATATAACAATCTTATTAGTGAGCGCAGAAGCCCCTTGCATTGTTGAAGTATCAGTACTAAGATTTCTCTGCTCTTGGGCAGTTACCTGATACTGTTTCTGTAAGTTCTTTAAAGATGTGACAATCTCATTATACTTAGCAATCTTTTGTTGAGGATCACTTACTGTATTAATAGATTCCATAGAAGATTTTAACTCTTCAATCTGTGTTTTAACATTGTCTGGTACTTTAATAGAATTGAACTTTGCTTCAATTAATGCTATATCCTGTGGTAATGTTTCCAGATTGTTCTTCATTGCTTCTAATGAACTGGCATGTGTACCCTTAGAAATTTCAGCATTAAATGTCTGATACTCCGTTCTTGCTAAACGAAAATGTGTTTCTAACTGTTTAATATCATCTATTGAGAATGCTTTGATAGATAAATCATTGAATTTATTCTGATTATCAGAATTAAGAGATATACCGGCTTTTTCTGCCTGAGTATTAAGAAGCTTCATCTTAGCAATCAGTTCTTCCTTCTTACGGATTACCTGATTATCTGATTCTGCCTGTCTTTGATTAGCCTTTGTTGTGGCTTCAATATTCTGTGATAATGATTTCTGACCTTCTGACCAGTTGACAATGTTATGTTCCATGCCATTTGCATCATACCACTTACCTACTGATTTTAACTTTAATGTAGAATTTGTCACCTCATTAAGCTCATTACGATAAGTAAGTAATGCCTTTGTAGCCTGTCCATTATCATCAACATTAATCTTGTACTTGACTAATTGTCCTTTGTTATTTGTTATGTCTGCAACAATTTTATTAATCTCTGCTTTAACTGCATTAGCATCAGATAAGTCAAATTGAAATGGAACTTTTACATTAAGTCCTGTCGTATTAATTCCTGATTTTAACTGCTGATTAATAATATTCTGTTGCTGTTTGATAGAGGAAGTATCTAATTTGACTGTCCCCACATTGATTTGTAAATTTTTAGATATGCTATCCAACTGCTGTTGAATAAGCATTTGAGATTTGCTTGAATCAAGCCCTACTGCAACACGTGCAGCATTTGTATCAGACAAGTTCTTTAGTACCTGTCTCAACTGCTTGGACATAAGTTTTTGTGTTGCATTCATATCTAATCCAAGCGTAACTAAATTATTAGCCATTAAACTATAAGCCTCCTTAATAATTTGATTTTAATATCAATACCTAGAGGATTATTTTTATTAAATCTGGCTATTGCTTTTTCTAAAAAGTGACCACCTTCACGGTATCCCAAATTCTCAATATCTTTATGCCAGCCACTTTTCACCTTGTATCCTTCATTCATAAGTTCAATTGAGTTTATTACATTATCACTCCACAACGATTTGTGAAATGCATCATCAGAATATACTATGTCAATTACAAGCTGATTCTTTGATGGATAAACCCTTACAACATCATCAACACTTATTGAATCTCTCATATTATATGTTCTGTTATATATTATCGGTGTATATGAGAGATACCATGCATCGATTTCTTCTTGAAGGATTTTAAGAAATCTGTCTGCTTCGGCTTTAAGTTGTTTTTCTATAGTATTACCAGTCGGCAAGACAAGCTTTCTTAAATCAAAACCTAATGTATTATTCATAAGCTCCTTTCCTCCAATTTAAACAATTCTAGGTATTAACATTATTTGTGAGACCTATCATCGCAAAAATCTTCAATTAATTTTATCTGATCTTCATTTAATTCATAATTATCAGACAGCCATCGAGACATTTGAGATGGATAGATTCCAACTAATGAGGCGAGATATGATTTCTTAATGCCATGCTGCTTAAGATGCTCTTCGACTTTTTGTTGTAATTCCATTTCAATGTCCTTTCTTAATGATAAAATCTATGATAAAAAGAGATGATTTCTGCCATAGAATAGGCAGTTATCAAAATAATTTTCAAAATTATTTGTTCTCTTCCCCTATATAAAATTTGTAAAAATAAAAATGGAATGTGAAATTTGCTATAAAAATAAGGCAAAAATCACATTCCGACACTCAATTTGAAAACTTTAAATTCTCAAATATGATTCAGGCAGCAGGCTCTTTCTTGTCCTTATCCTGCTTTCCTTCATTCAATTTTTTCAAGCTATCACTACATTTTTGACTGCATGTCTTGGTGTTCCCGACTTTTATAAAATGTCTTCCACATATCACACATTCACACAACTTCTTTCTTCCATTGCTTTCAAATGCTTCTAAGTAAACAAGCGGATTATATATATCCTGAACCTCAAACAACACATTATTATCATCTGATATGTCCATATTCAGAACAAATCTTTGCTTCTGCTTATCATCTTCTATATGAATACTGCCAGACTTATTGAACCTTTTGAAACTGCTATCAAATGAAGCTGCCCCAACCATTTTCATAATTGTATTCATATTATAATATATCGGAGTTCTTTTCTTCTTACCATTCGGCTTGATTTCAGTTTTATGCTTATACTTCGTAATAAAGAATGAGTCTCCTTTTAATCTGTCAGTCTGTTTAGCATATTTATAATGACACAACAGGGCAAACAATAACTCTCTGTCGTTCTGATAATATGTGCCATTCTTCTTTTTCTGAAGAACTGCGTCCATGAAATCCATATCTGCCTGTGTTATATTAACACTCTTTCTGTTCAATTTAGTCTCAAGTATATTATCTAAGGCATCATCACCCTCAACAGCTTTTTCATAACACATTCTAGGTCTTTCCTTTAAAACAATACCTGTCTTCTGATTCTGATTAAGGTTATCAACAATAACATGTCCAAAACATTTCCACAGCATATCTTTAGTAGAAGTCTTAAACTCATTTTTATTATATTCCATGTCAATAAGTGAATTGACTGCAAGATTAATGTTAAACTCACCATTTTTAGTGAAGATATCCCTAATCTCTCTAATACAATGATAATGAAATACTTCAAACTTAGCTGTAATATCTCGGCTATCAGTGTTTCTTCTGTCCATCTCTTTTTTGATATCTTGACATAACTTCTGCTTTGCTTTCTTCCTGTTGTTCCAGACAGCATACGCCTTTATATATTCATCACTGTATCTGTCAGGTTCGTATAGTGGCTGCTTAACACCGTTATCATCTAACACATAAGAATTGTTCATAAGCCTCTTATAATCAAACTTATTTTTCTTATTATCTTCATCAGTACCAACATCATACAAAAAATGCTTTCTTCCTACTTCTTTATCAATGTACTGAGGGATTCTATCCATAGGACTATTAGTATAGCCCTCAAGACTTGACGATTTCTTACCCTTGGCAAATTTGAAGAACTGCGGATACTTTATCTTCGATGGTTCAAACATATTCTTTGGATCAGGAATAAGTTCCTTATATAATTGTTCATATTTACCTATTAAAAGATTCTTTCCCGTCTTTGGGAAGTCTATTGCATAGTTGGACATTGCACATATAACATTAATAGCATCATCATATTTTAATGGATTATCTTCTAAATCTGGTCTGTTCCATAATTTAGTAATAGCATTGCTTGATAAACCAATAATATTATTTTTGAATCCATCAACAAGAGTTTTGTATATAGATTCATTGTCTATCTGCTGTGCCTTCGCTTTCTGCATATCATAATATAAAGGTACATCAGGTAAGCCCTCTGTGGCTTTTAATACAGCCTTATCAGCTATAACAAGAATATGGTCTCCATCCCAGTCACACATAAGAAAAAGTGAAATCATATCATGGCAACTTACAACTGTATCACTTTCCATATACTTGAACCATTTCTTACATTCATCTGAAACTATCAGTTTTCTTCTAGGGCATTCATATCTTGACAGGTGTGGACTTCTAAGACATAACACTTCTTCCACATCCCCCTGCTCACCATAATATTTATTATATACATGATTCTCAGGTACTAAGCCTTGCGGATTGACATTACCCATAAAGAGATACTCACAAAAAGCGTACATGTCAGGTGCTACATAACTGTAATATCCTCTAACTGGAATCTTACCGCCCTTATATGAATTCTTTCTTGCATTATATAAGCTATGTATCTTGCTCATAATATATTTGTCCTGTATAAGTGGTGGGTAAATATCCAGTGCCTTTGCTATGTAATAATTCGCATTTTCAACCTTTCCTCCATCTGCTGCCAGTGCAACAGCATCATTATCACCAACAATTTCCTCATTTAATATGTCGTCAATTGTAAGTCCCAACTCTTTCTTTACATATTCAAGGTCTGTTTTTAACTTACATAAATCTTCTACTGCTGGCTGGCATAACTCTTTAATATCTGTATTATATGGGAGTGTCTGTAAGAACTGATATGAGAAAGTAACCTCTTCTTTCGGAGGTTCAGCATAAGCATTAATAGATAATTTCAGATTGTTTTCTTTGAATTTTTTCTTGTATTCTTCCCAAGAATTATATTGTTTCCACATCTTCAACTGACTTGTTGTAATGATGTATCTTATATCTTCCCTTTCTACATCGTGCGGAGTTCCCCACGGATCAACCAGAATACTATTATGAGATAGCTCATGAGCAAACAGTCTGAAGTCAAATGGGAACATAGCACCTTTGATATAACCACCTCTTATCTGACAGCTTGAAGGTAATTCCCCTGGAATAAACATTCCTGCTCCGTCTGTATGTTCAATAGAAATTCTCTTGGTCTGATATTCTTTCGGTGTATCATTCACATAGCATTGTCCGTTATCATCCGTCTTTATATCAATGTATTTAACCTTACCATTAACAACAGTTTTAAGACCATCAACAACAATACACTTATCAATATCAATGTTCTTAGGCGGTAATTTGCTTGATGATAATAATAACGCATTATATGATAAATACTTACCAACATTCATTCCTTTATTATCATTACCCTTATCAGCATTTATTCCATCAACTGTAAGTCCTGCCATTAAGAATGATTTATGTGCTTCATAAAATTCTTCCTTTATAAGAGTAACCTTACAATTTCTCACCTGACCTGTAGTTGCTGTGAATAATTTGTATTTCTTACCACCTATAATGATTCCCTTATCTATAATCTGCCATAAGATTTCATTATGATTGATTACCATATAGATAATCTCGTCCAGAAGCTGATAATCGCACTTCTTATACCCTCTATCAGCTAATGCAAGCCTGACAATATCATTCTCAAATATCGAAATCTCATTTCTTTCATTCAAATACTTGTCTGATACTGTCCTGACAGATTCATTGTTATGAATAACCTCTAATAATTCTGTATTCTTTTTCTTCTTATCATTATAGATAGCATTCTCGTCATCTGTGAATGTCTTAAATGTATTTAATTGATAAATCCTTACTCTTCCTAGTTTAAGCTTTGTATAATTGTGTTCTATAATTAACACCAACCTTTCTGTATATTCTATTTATAGTATTCTCTGATTTTATTGTGTTTTGGGGTAAAAAAAATACCAACCACCGAATATTGATGGTTGGTATCTTCTATGATTCATTTTTATGGAAAATTAAAGCAAATGTTTTTGCGAGTAGTGTCAATGCAAGTATTGTATGAAGCATTTGAAAAATTCTCGGAATAATTCCTGTCAAGACAATAATTCCACTACTATATGTTGTTAATATAGAAAATGTAAGATAAATAAATTCAAACAATTTCTGTCCTACTGTATTTAATGAAATATTATTTATTTGAAACCAATTAGGATTTATAACATACAATGTATAGTATGTAAGTGCCATAGACACAAATAATTCTACAGTACAAGAGATTATTATCATTCTATAATTATTATTTTCTTTTTTATCTTTTATTTTCAAATAAATACATAATTGCACTGTACTCGATATCATGCTAAATGATGTCAATAAACATAGAAGTATTTTATGTTCTGAACAACAAATGATTGCCAAAAAATATAAAGTAATATATCTAAATATATCTATCAGCTTTTCTTTTCTAAAATCTGCTTTCTTTTTTAAATATGGTTCTATACCTATCAAATAAACCATTAATATGACCGTAAATACAATTGTCATTTATGCTTTCTCCTCTTATTAAAGTAATCATAGCACATCAACCATCAATATTCAATTTTCAATGTTCATATATTATTATAATTACCTTCCTATATAAGGCTTAAATCGCACCTGACAGACTAAACAGACACTTTTATCTGCCTGACACACAATTTACCATCTAAAACAATATCACCCGAATTTGATACCATTTTCTTTAATTTAAGCCTATATATACAAGTGTTAATTGCTTTAAGGAAATACTGATTTCATGGGAAGTTTTTCAGCTATTTACGCCCTATTTGTGGAATTTTCTTTTTCTTATTTTTCCTATTTTCATTCTCCCAATTTCTAACTGCAAATTTTGCCATTTCAGGATTATCAAATATATATTTTATAGGACGAATATATGGTTGTGTATCCTTTTTCCCCTTAACTAATACTTTATTAGTGTCTAAATTTATTTTTATAAGAATGACTTTACATGCACCCGAATAGTTACATGTATAATATGTCCTTCCTATAATTAATTTTTCTTTGTCTACTGGAATCGGTTTTATATATCCCATTATCGTAATCTCCTTTTCATATCTGATTTTATTTGCAGACGTTCGCAAGAACGGATGCAAGGGCATGAGCTTCGTAGGAAGCGAAATGACCAACTGTCTGTGACATAATATATTAGTGGGAACATCCCACACCCTGTTAGTCTGCCATCTTATCTTGCGAAACAAGTTCGCAATCTAATCTGTCAGCCTTTTTCGTTGATGTGTCCTGCCACATTGCTTACGCAATATGTCAGTCCAATCAAGCGAAAATCATCTCTTTTTAAAAAGTTGGCACTTTATAATGCCATATAAAGGAATTGTTTATATATCCCGTTTTAAAGTGCCAACTTTTTATAATCACTGATCAAATACAAATAATTCATCAATATCCGAATTACTTTCCAAAAATTCTTCCATTGAAAATGTTCTATCCTTATGACCTATCCTTATTAGTTCATCAGTCAAAATACTTTGTGCATCTAAATATGTATCTGGTGGATTCCACATTTTCTTTTTATGTGTTTCAATTCTTGGGTTATCTCCCCAATATTCATCAATCAGATTTTTCATCTGCTGTTGATATTCTGCTTTATTTTTTTCATACAGGTCTTTTGCATTTGAATTTAGATAATCAACTACCTTCTTATTCAATAATTCCTTCTGTAGTTTCATTTCCAATTCTGGTAACGCTTCTTTAACTCCATCAAATGTATAAATCACTTTTATCTGTTTAAAGTAGTGATTCCATCCATACTGCTGATACAATAAATCATTTACTTGTTGATAAAAATCTGCTTGTTGGAATCTAATAAAGACTTGGAACATTTTTTCATATCCCATAATGTTATGTAAGACATGTCTTTCGACTTCAAGAATCTGCTTTTTCTGAAGATCAGTAGCTTCAAAATACTGTTCTTTACCTCTTTTATCCTTTGTGACAATGACTGTCTGAATTTCATAAGTAATTAGTTTTCTATTCTTCAAACTGTTCAATGCAGAAAAAAGAATCTGTTCTAATTTCTTGTTACATCTTTGATAAAAATGTCTAACTTCCCATGAGGTAATTCTATAATCAAGATTTTTTAATTTATTTTCTGGTGTTCTTCCATATTTATGACTTGCCATACCTAGCATTTCCCACCAATTACGTTTCGTAAATGTTCTTGTATAACCTTCTTGTTTTGATAGATACTGCAATAAAATTACTTCTATACACTGCACATAAATTGAATTATTACCCAATTTACGCTTATCCTCCTTGGTTAGTGGGGCATCATATATATCTGAAATAATAAATTTCTGTCCTGACTTTTCCCATTCAAAATATCGTGCAAATTCTTCTAATTGATATTTCTTTGATTTACCACTTTTAACTTCCTGACCTAACAATTCACATAGTAATTTATAATTTTTAACAGTCATACCAATTTCAAGTTTTGATATATCAATACTATCTACAACATTTTGTGGCAGCAATAAGCTATCATTTTCTTCATATCCTTGCAAAAAATCCTTTTTCAATTCTTCAAGAGATTTAACCCACACATTCTTTAACTGTTCCTTATTCTGAAATTTTTTGTCTTGGTTTAAAATATCAGCAATATTTATAGCAATAATCCTGTCAAGCAAAGGATCTATATTACACACATACTGTCTCAAAACATTTTCTTCTATATCCTCATTCTTATATTTATCAGCATTTAAGATAATTTCTTTTGCATATGTAACTACTCTACTTGTATCTTTCTTTACTTCATCAGGTGTTGGTAATTTTGTTATTCTTTCTGCTTCTTCTGGTATAACAGATATATACTCTCTCCCATTCGACACATAAAAGAATCTCTCTAATACCTTTGCTGTCTGATTTTTATTGCATGGATTTATATAATCCATATAATTTATTCTTTTTTCTGTATTAACGCTAATAATACATTCCTCCTATCTATTCAGTTATAGGCATAATGCCATTACTGACACTATGCCTGTCTATCCGTACTCTTCAATTTATCAGTATCATCACTGGCACTATTTAATCATTTATAAGGAAGATGCTGCCATGTACCATTTACATCAATGGTTAGCTTGCTACTTTCACCGCAAACATATCTCTGTATATACATTCTCTGTTTATGCTGACATCGTATTAATTTTTCTGACTTAGCCAGTTCATATATGCAACAAACAATGTGGCATTATCTACTCTGTTTGCAGATGCAATATTATAAAAATCATTACGCATCAATGACCAACCTTCATCTAATGGCATGTTATGAGCAATTATGAAATTATTCAGGATTTCACACTGCTTGTTCCATTCTGACTGTGATAAGCTATTAAGCTGAATATATATTTGATCATCTGTAGCGCTACCACCTGTTATTACTCTTGCAAGCTGACACTGCTTATTACTTGGTTTCTCCATATTCTTTATATCCTCCAAATTCTATGTATTTGGCATACGGCGTTTCGCTGTACACCTCTATGATTTTGATGTGACAGAAGCTTATGTCTGTCAGGAGTTCCATCTATTAATACTATTCTCTGTTGGAAAATAGATTTAATCTACATTTATTTCACTAAGTGATTCCAATATAATGTTAATAAATTTTTTCCCTAACTGGGCCGCGTGAATTAATCCATAATTTGCATATGGCACAAGTATTTCATCCATATACTCTTCAGCTTCACTCATAGAAAATCCGTATCTCTGCTTAACTGCATCTGTTAATTTCAGATTATTTTCTGCAATATATAATGTAAAATCTCTAGCTTCTTCCTTTGAAATATTTAATAGACGATATACAGCTTGCATTACCTGTACGATTTTCTGACAATCTTCTGATGCATATCCTTCTTTCTCAAATTCCTTTGCATAAAATATCTTCTCATCTTCTGAAAGAGTATATTTATCTTCAATAGCACCTATATCTATAATCCCCATAAATATTCTTGGTATCTCAAAATCAATCTTCATATGTCTTTCCTGTAAATAACTTAGAGCATACTTAAATTTTTCTATAATTTCTTCATATGTGTATTCCTTGCTACTGTCTAATACATATTCCTGCCACTCTTCTTTAATTTTCGGTTCATTATGTACCACTCTTATATTGACAGCCTGCTTCCCCTTTGCTCCATCATCAATATCAAACTCCACTGACTGATTCTGGTATAAAGTCTTAAAGTTCTTATCTGATATAACCCCTGTGTAATGACAGAAAATATCATTTCCATCACTATCCTTAATAAATCCATAGCCTCTCTGTGTGTTAAACCATTTTACTGTTCCTTTCATTAATTAAATCCTCCATTTGTAATTATTTTTTATATAATTCAAGGTGAAATAAGCTATTCTTGTAAGATTCTTTAACAGTTCACAAACTGACCTCTACTTATATGTTCTCTTAAATACCTATTATTAAATTGCGTCCTAATGCTACACTTGTGACAACTCTTGCATCCCACTCTGCTATATCTAAGAACGATTCATTTTTACTATCTGTGTGGTAAAAGAGCTGTGCTTCATCTGCAACTGGAATATTATTTTCATACTTAACAACTGAATACATATTGCCACTATTAATATCTGGCAGATTCTTTTCTCTACATATTGATATCAACTTTTCACTTGTCCTAATATCATAGTGAAATTTCTCAAATTCACTTATTACTTTTTACTTGGCAGATACAACTTCATTACCGTTCCTTTTCACATCATAAATTCTCAGAAATTTATACATGTAAACCTCCTTATTTTTATTGAAGGCAGAGATAAGCAATCACTTGTAATTCTCTTTATCAATCTAACTGACTGACGCTCTACTTATATGTTCTCTGTTTACTTGTTGTATTTCTTTAAAAAGAGCATTGTGATTTCCATATATGGCTGATTGAATGGCTTTACTATAATTTCTTTAGCCCCTAACTCCTTGTTATCTTTCACATAAAACTCATTAATAGAATCATCCGTAACTGGCACTTCAAATTGTGTAAAATCATCACTAATATGTAGTTTCCAATCATCTTCATCAAGCGTATTGATATAAGTACGAAATGCATTACGCATTTTAAGGTCAAATCCAAAAAGGTCTGTGATTCTTGCACATGCACAACAATATTCATTTTTCTCATGGATTACTGCTTCTAAGAAATCCTTTAACTGGTACACATCCATTTCATCATAATCTTTTGTTAGCACTTCGTCTGTATTAATAACCATAAGTGTTAGTGACTGACCATTCTTTAACTTGCAGGTAATATATAAAGTATCTACCTCAGCGTTATACTCACTCTCAACAGCTTCTATACTGTCCTTCTTCAAGTTGTACACCACATCATTAAACATGGTACATGATTGTGAGAATTCGTACGCATCCTTATACTCCTTACAACTATTAACCTGCATAGACATAATAGTCTGTCCATCCTCTGTACTTACCCTTAGTCTTGTAAGCTCAAAGTCATTTACTGAGTTGAATAACTCCTTCTTGTCCACTTCCTGTCCTTTTGCTACAGCTTCTACAATCTTGTTCATCATAATAATTTCCTCCATTTATTTATGTTCTTTTACTTTGTCTGGCAGCCACTTTACTGTTCCGTCCTTATTTATAGGTATCTGCACCTTCTGCCCGTTTTCATATTCAAAAACATGTGATAACTTACCATCATCATCCACTCTTAACCATTTCTTAATCATAAATACCTCTCAAATATCCGTCCTGATTAATGCTCCACTTTTACTAAATCTTCCTATTGTTATATCTCCGAATTCTGATAAATCAGGATCATTAATATTAACCACATAAGAAAATATGTAATTATTTTCTAAGGTCTGATCCTCCCACCCATCTTTATCATTGCTAACATAAAGGAGTGATAATAACTTTCCATGTTGTGTAATCGTTTCAATAGCATGGTAGACAATATAACCAGGATATTCTTCTTCAAACTGCTTAATTGCTTGTTCATAAGATTTGTTGTATGATATTGTGTCGATGCTTCCTATGCATCCATTTGCTGTAAGGTAACTGTAATACACCTTACCTTCCTGAAAATAACTCAGGACTTTCTTGTTAAGATTGAACTTATCAATAAGAATCTTAATTCTGTTAATGGCTTCTTCCCTGATTTCTGTTTCCGTTACTTTCATATTGCTGTTCCTTCCTTATAAATAATCTTATATATCTATCAGCAACTTATCATTGCTTAATATAATCTTCTCCGTTCTCGGATTTACTTTTACAAAAATTCATTTAAAATATCTAATCCTGACTGTTCCTTTTTCTTCTCAACTGGCTTTTCATCATCAAATGCACCTAAAAATCCAACTGAATCACCGAATAAACTATCCTTTGACGCTTCCATACCCTTCTTGATGATTTCCATATTGGTCTGTGCAGCTTCTTTTATCTGATTAAGTCTTGTTCTTGGTAAAGATAATCCACTCACCATACATACATTTGCTGCCGCATTAGTTCCTATATACGTATCAATAGGAGTACCTATTTCCGAATATAACTGGCTCATATCAACATGATTATCACATGTCATAATCCCTATATATCTAACGACCTTATCCTGCTCTATAGGTGCATATATGTTATTACTTATAATAGAAGAAATAACTTTATCAGCATTATCCTTTCCCAGCTTTGATATAACAGCCATACCAGAAGTTGATAATAACTTATCTATTTCACTTCTATCCAAGCACCCGTAATTACCGCCGTTCTCATTAGCAAGAAATGCACTTAAATGTGTATAGAAAATATCATTAATCTTCATCTTGTCATTGTGCTTTGAATTATCTAAGATAAAGACAGCTCCTATACCTTCAAGATGTTCTATTTCCTGAAAAAGTTCTACAGTATTTGCATATGATTGAAAGTTCTCTGACTTATCAGGAAGTACTGTTACAATACAGATATTTATTCCAAGCTGTTTTGATAATATCTTTGATGTTGCTGCGAGCATTCCACTTCCAGTTCCCCCAGCGGCAGACGCACATATAAATAATGTAGTTATTGATGGCATCTTTGCTCTTACTTCATCAATAAGCAATTCCAAGTTATCTTTTAATAATGCCTTAGACATCTTCCTGTTCTTATGACAGCCCGTTCCATTCCTGAAATGAAGTTTATTCTTTGCATTTCTTGTTGCTAAATCTTCTATAGAACTATTTGCAACAACACACGGGAATCCTTCTTCCTCAAATCGTTTTGTTAAATTACCGCCAGCCTGTCCAAGCGATAAAAATCCGTACAACGATAAATATTCTTTTTTATACATTGTGAGTTTCCTCCTTCTTAATAGGTAATAACGCAAGACCAGATCCTGTAATGAAATAACTTTTAGCTTTACCAACTTTCACACCTTCATCAATGAATCCTAGATTCTGCATTTCTTTAATTCTTTTGTGAATGGTATTGTATTTACTTGTCTTTTCAAATTGTAAAATTTCAGATATCGTTATACCATGCACCTTATCTGTAGCCTTCTTTGTGCGTAGAATACCAAGAATCGTATACGCACATCTGTTTAATTCCATATACTTTTCACCTTCTTTTATGTAGTATTCTTAAAGCTTTATATACCTTGCTTTTCTCTGATTTGATTGTCAAAAATAAAAGGCTTTAATCGCCTACTATACTGTTCTCTCTTTAGTTATCACATCCCTTAAAAATTATTTATGTACAAAAATGTAACTGGAAATTGTGGGTGAATGCCCAAGACTTAAAAATGATAATTGAATTACTCAATCTCTTCTGCTATAATATGAATTGCTTAAATTACATGTGCAGCTAAGTCTGTACAATTTAATTACATATCATAAAGTAGTACGCCAATACTCTTTATGAATTTCAGGAAGTGACTATCGCCAAATAGTTGCTTCCTTTTTCTTTTGTGAGGTTATAATAGCACCTTATGATGTATATGTCAATCGTTTTATACAATTTTTCATCATTATTCTGTATATGACTCCTTTTATTGTATATACAGAATTGTATTTAAAATATATTATACATTCTTAGATTTTATTTTTTGTATGAATTCGTTGATATTTTGTACTTACAATGCTAAAATTGTATAAATTATTACTGTATTTAATAATAATTACCGAAACATATTTTAAGGAGAAATACAATACAATGAATGTTGCTACCACTATACCTCGTTATAATAAAAACCAAATTCTTGTTATTGATAATAAAGAAATCAAGTTAATAGATCACTTAAAGGAAATACGTTCTCAAAAAAAAATAACAAAGAAATTTATCTCTAATTTAATAAAGCATAATGATTATTGGTATTCTCAAATTGAACGTGACGGAAAAAATGGAGATGACAATAGACAGCGCACAATTTATAGGACAGACCTTGTAAATGTAATATCAATTATCCAATATGATGCCACTTCATCAAAAGAATTAGAACTATACAAATCAAAGAGTGAAGTATATCTTGATAAAATTATAAAAGCTCTACCACTAAAAGAATCAATAAGAAGTTTAGATCTCTATCAACTTGACCATGTTAGAACATCTGAAGAACAAAATAGGCTTTTAGATTCCCTATTAAATACTCAAGAAAAAATATTAAGAAAAACATTTGAATCATTACATGATAATAAATCTAAAGATTTATTTTTAGATGCATTAAAAAATACAAACCTAGCATTAAAAATTGATCCTCTATTTATTATTTATCTCATGGGACTTCCTTATGCTGATTTTCTTTATGAATCAAAACAAGAAGAAATATATTCATTATTTCGAGATATAATTTCTACTATAGATAATATTACTCAAAATAATTCAGCTAATGATATTAAAACTGCCCCTGAATATCTTAGCAAAATACGAAAAAAAATTGTTGAATATACTGGAAAAGAATTCATGGACGGTGAAAAGAAAAACTATACAGTAAACCCATCTAATGAATGGTGAGTAGATTTTAAGCCATTAGAGAAACAAATCTTTGATGGCTTTTATTATAGCTATCACTAACATCATCTGAATTCATCACTCGATTATATCTGGCTACAGTACCTACACCGACACCTGCTTTTTTGCTGTTTGTGAATCTGTCCAAGAATCTTTTCTTATTGGATCATCTTCTTTTAAGTTGCACTCCAATTGGAGTGAGACTTCATTATTTGAACTACCTCCTTTACTATTTCCTTCAAGACGTTTCTTTTCGTTCTCCAAAGCAACTTCTTTTTGAAATTCTTCTGTCATAGCAAGTTTTTCACCTATAGAAAGATTTTTCATTCCGAACATGATTTGCTTATATTTCCCTAATAGCCCAAAAGCCTTGATTTTCTTATCAAATTTCAGTATCGATGTTTATATTATTTACATACCATTTTAATATGTTAATATATAACATTCACACTCTATTCCAAAAAACATCTCGAACCAAACATCGAACCCCACATTTTTACTGCCACTTCACTGTAAATCAACTTTCCTAAATTCCTAAAGCACCGATATTTATTGCATTCTTACATAAAACATTCTTGAAATAATATGCCATGTCGAACTCCATACTTTTATACTAAAAAAAGCCGTGACCATAACAGCCACGACTCCACAACAAAACATATAATTAATAAGGAAAACCTTATATAATATGTATATCAAGAGTTCATTACGCTCTTAATACCGAACTAATATAACATATTTTACTAAATTTATCTACCTGGTTATTTCCTAAAAATTCATGTTATTTCTATATTATAATAATGCAAACAAGCCTTTTATACCTGCTGCCTTTTGTAACTGACTAATTCTACCTAATACAATGCAACCTAATTCAGTGAAGAAATATTTCTTTATGCTTCTATAATCGTGTAATGTGTCTGTATCAATCTCAGTATGTAAGTTTAAATTATCTGCATCGAATATGTATGTACTAATAACTATTTTATTTGTTCGTGTGTTCATTTCCATACTCATTGATACTTTAAAATCAGACAGATATAATACCTGTTGTGTTTCCACAAAATGTCCAGCTAACATATTATTGACTATATCCTCTAGTCTTCTCTGAATATTAAAAGGTACAATAACATCCTTATCAATTAAAAATCCTACAACAGTATCATTTATATCAGTGTAGTCCTTATCACTCTGTAAATGTAAATCTTCAAATCTGTATTTTGGCTGTTCCATAATCTTATTATCTTCCTTTCTTGATCTTATCTTCGATTATCCCCTTACCTATTGTAAAGAAATGATAAATTGCTAATGGTATAAATATCAAAAGAATTTTGACCACCAAATTCTCAACTATCATAGATGTAACCATCCCACACATCCATAATGTCATTCCTATATAAAATCCATATGTGAAAATCTTTAGTTTTGTTCTGTACTTCTTATATTTTTCATATTCGTTATAATGATAATTCCATCTTGATATATCATCTTTAGTTACTCCATCAATCATTTTCAACTTTCCCATCCTCTCTTTTATCTGCTGCCATCTCCGCATTATATTCCGCTTCAATATCATCCATAATATCTCTTAGATTCTCCTTTGCCCCTTTAAGCCAATATAAATTATCATTTGCAAGAATCGGCTTCCCAGCTTCATACTGTCGTTCAATCTTATCCATCATAAATTGAATACCAGCTTTAAATCCATTGCCATATGCAAGTTTTATTACTTCCTGATTCATCAGTTATTACCTCCCTGTTATTAATTTTGCCTTACATATACTAATACACACTTTCCAGACAAAATTCCCCCTCTATTAGTAAAAATTTTGATTATTTAATTGCATATGATTTCTTGTTTATATACTGTTTCTACCTTATAATATATAAGAAGGGAGTTGATACTTATTTACATTGAGATTAAGAAGCAGAACCGCTTCAAAGATTTATTACATAAGATTTTTAATAGACTTGAAGATTCTTTGTTTAATCTGTTTCAAAAGATGCCTGAGAAAATGATTCCTGCTCGTCTTATGACCTGGATTGAACATTACACAGATAAACGCATTGCTGAATTACAACAGCAAATTATCCGCAGTAAATGGCAGACTATGGAACTTGAAAAAGCTGTCAATAATATACATAGTCGGCAGCAGACATAATAAAAGCACCTTCAGAAAGATATGCTTCTTTCCGTTGGTGCTTTGTTTTATTGTATATCATCCATTGTCATACATGGGATCTCTTTTTCCTGTCTTAACTGCTTATCATTAGTGAAAAACATATCACATCTGGACGCAATCGCTGATGAAACTTGCAATGCGTCCATTGCTTTAAATCCCTTATACTGTCCTCTAAGTTTAGATGCCTGTTCTGCAATATCTGAATTTATATCTATAATTTCAACATTCATATAATCTAAAAAGCGTTTGAAATTATCTACAAAATCCATTTTACCACTTGAATACGGATATACCAGATACTCTTCTACTGTTATTGCAGAAGTAACAACCTGTATATTCTTTTCTATACACATTGTAAAAAATCTCTTTATAACCTCTGAATATAAAGGACTGTTTTCAAGATAGTATATAATAGGTGCTGTATCAACAAACACTCTTTTAAAGTCTGTCATTATCTCTCATCTCCCTTATATATTCATCTGCATTTCTGCCACGCTCTGTTGTAGGCATAACAAACTGGTCTAAATCAATTTTCTTTGTTCGTCTGTCTGATATACTTATCAAACCATCAATACCACTTAAAATCTGAACAACATAAGTCAGCTTATCTTCTGGTACTCTTTCCAATAATTCAATAGCTTCTCTTCTAGTCGCTGTCATAGGTCATACCTCCTTTAAATCTTCGCAAGAAATCGTTGTTTCTTTATATGCCATTATTCACCCTCATTTTCCTTATTCTGCTTATTCTGTTCCCTTACTGTAACTATATCAATTCCCATATCCTTTTCAAGCAAAGATATAACCAATTGATTTACGCTCATCCCCTTAGACTTTGCATGTTCTTTAATAGGCTGTAGATATTCCTCTGGAACTCTAAGTTTAATATCCTTTATTTTCTTCATATATTCTTTTAAACTATCTTTTTGTTTATCAGTTGCAGAAGCCAACATTTAGCCCTCCATTTCTATATACTTCCTTATACAAAGTATATAATACATCTATATTTTTTTCAATAATAATACATGGGTACATACATATTATATCAACTGATTCAACAATCTATGAGTTATTTTCCATAATAACCTGTTACCTTGTTTTATACCTGTCTGATAAATAAATATCTCCGTTATGCGTTCCATAAAATCATCTGGAAGAATTGAACCCTTAAATTCATTACATGCTTTACAGGTACACTGAAGATTACTTATATCATCTGCGCCATTCATAACAAGTGGAACAATATGATCCAGTGTCATATTATCATAGGTTATTTTTCTACCACATAAAATACATCTTCCATTTGCTGTATTGTATATCAATTTTCTTGCTTCTTCAGGAAATCTAATTCTTCTCCTGCTCCTATTTAGCTTGTATTTCTCGTTGGTTACTATATCTAATATGTAATATCCTTTTGTTTTACTTGGGGCTTTCTCTAATCTTTCTTTTGCTTTTTCCATAGTCAAATATATTTGTGCTTCATTTACATCTTTTGTCTTTGCTACTCCGCCATTTTCCGTTATTCTTATATAATAATTTCCATTTGTAAGTACATAAGCCATAATATCAACCTCTCTTCCATTGAGGACAGCCATATTTCAAGCTGTCCTATATTCCTTATTTATTCAATGTTTCTACTGCTTTTATCATTTTTATATTGTATTCATCATAGATTAAAAAACTAACAATTCTCTTACTTATGCATATTAAAATCTCATTGTTTTTATATATCTCTTCATTTTTCCCTTTATTTACTTTTATCATGTTTAAAAAAATACTATTATCAAACATTTTCTGCTCGTATTTTTCAATAGACTTTTCTTTGTTAAAATAGACATAATTTTTGTACATTATTTATCACCCATATCCTTATACCAAACCAACTATACAAGCAATTCTATATAATGGATTTTTTGACACTTTCCGTATCTGTTCCGCTTTCTGTCTTGCCTTCTTTTCCATTCTGTCCATATATGCCAGCCTGTCTTCCATTTCTGCGTATTCAAGCATTTGTACAGGTGTCAAGCTGCTGTATGGTGTCTTAAGTTGCCTATCAATAATCTGGTTTCCATCTAGTGTATTAATTATTCTAAAATCAAACATATTCGTTTCCATCCTTCCTTATATTTCCATTATTTCCGCTACAATCTGCTTTATTTTTCCAAACTGCTTATATATCCGTTTTATACCGATTCCATGATTTTCGCTTATTTTCCTTAATGAATACCCTTTAGCTTTATTAGAAAATATTTTCCATTGTTCTTCTGTTAATCTGTCTTGAATCTGCTTTATCATTTCCATATATTCAAGGGATGTGATACTTTCCATTGGTGAAGAATCAGCAATATTTGTTTCTAAAATATCCAGGCTTGTATTATTTCCAATAACTGAATTTCTCTTCTGTGTCCTGAAATGCAAATACATTTCTCTTCTCATATACATATATGAAACTGCTTCAAATTTGCATTTCTGCTGTAAATCAATATCATTCAAATATATTTCCACTGATAAGAGATAACCAAATACCGCAACATCAAAGTATTCTTCTGAATCAAGTTTTGACTTCTTCAAGAATTCCATAATCAATCTATAATTATCTTCAGCAAATCTCCGCTGTTCCACCGTTAAAGGCTTGAGCCGTTCTTTATTTTTCATGTGATAACCTTCTTTCCATTTATGGCAAGTGTGCCATTTCTGACACACCGCCAACTAAATTTACATATCAAGTAAATCTCTGCGTCTATTATATTCATCAATGTTTCCAAAATACTTTGTATCATTAACTAATCTTGCCATAGCACAATTTCCTGTTCTTCTAAGTGTTAAAAGTCTAATAAGTTCTTTTATCTCTGCAATCGTCCACTCTCTGTAATCATCTAATTCAAGCTTTGCTCTTCTTGCAATGTCTCTATCTGTATAACCCAGTATTCTCATAGCAAGAACCATTTCAAGAAGTTCAGGCTCTGCATATTTGCTGACATTTGCAAACAAGTCATTTAAAAACTCTTTTTCAATTACATATGCTTCTACATTTTTTGTTTTATCAATCCAATATGCATCTAATGGATGCCCTGAAAAAGGATTATCACTCTCTAATTCATAATCAAGACTAACAAAACCGCCTTCTGGCATACGCTTTTGTGTATGATCTGCTCTGTGCTTACCATAAACAGCACGGGAAAGAACTTTTTCAGCTACCGCATGAAATGGATAAATATGTAACTCTTCTCTACTGCAATACTTCTTTACTGCGTTAAGATAAGGGATAACTAATTCGTCATACCACTCTTCTACTGGTAAATGATTCCATCTCATAAACTGATATAAATAATCGTGATGTTCCTCTGCGAATACTCTTTCTTCTGCTGTCAAAGGTCTGTCTGTATAATCTGCTTTCTGCCCTCTTCTCCATGTTTTATCTGTCATGCTTATACCTCCTCAAATACTCCGCTTTTTAACATGTCTGAAATCCAACACTCAAAACTTGGATACTCGGCTTTATCTGCCATATCTCTATAAACTTCACGCATCTGATTTGAGTTGAATTTACGGTTTGCAAATGGTTCTTCATATGTGATATATAATTTCATATCTTGTCACGCTCCTTTAATATTCAGGGTTCAGGCGGATTGCTCCGCCCTTGCCCTTGATGATTATTTAATTCTTAAAACCTTGAATCTTGTAACCTTTTCATATTCTGTTAAATCTCCCAAATCTTCCTCAAGTCTCTTCTTATCAAGTGTTTTTCTTTCCTGCTCTTTGTAACTGATTTTTGCTGAATCTGTGTACTCTTCTGTTAAATTGTTATCTTCCATATATGAAGAAATCTCATGCTCTAAGGCTTTTTCAATGCTAGTGGCTTCTTCTGCCATAGCCTTATACTTTCTTAACTCTTCAATCTTTCTTTCAAGTTCTGCTTTGTTGTTAATCGTACACATAACGACTACCTCCTTATTAATGAAAATGTTTTGTTGTAATACCTTGTTTGGTATGGGTACATATTAGCACTATATGGGTACATATTCAATGTGCAAAATTCATAAAATTTATAATATATTTTTGTGCATTTTATGGGTACATATTTTATTGACAAGATTATATGTACCCATATATAATGGTATCAACAACAAAACATTATTAATTTTTAAGGAGGTTTTTCATATGAGTAAAAATGTATATGAAATGGTAACGGATAGGATAATAGAACAATTAGAAAATGGAGTTATTCCATGGGAAAAGCCCTGGACTGGTGTAAGAGATGGAGCATACAACAGAGTAAGTAAAAAGAGTTATTCAATACTTAATCAGATGTTATTAAAACATAAAGGCGAATACGCAACCTTTAAACAATGGAAAGAGTTAGGCGGTCACATCCGCAAGGGTGAAAAGTCAGAAATAATTGTATTTTGGAAGATATACCCTATTGAAGAGATACAAGAAGATGGAACAAAGACAGTTAAAAACATACCGATATTAAAATATATAAATGTATTTCATATCTCACAAGTTGACGGAGTAGAACCATTGAAGAAAGAAGAACTTCACGACATAGAGCCAATAGAAAAGGCTGAAAAGATTTTAACAGACTATTGGAACAGAGAACATATAACAGTTGAACATATCAAAGGGAATAAGGCTTTTTATAGTCCTATGCTTGACATGATACAATTACCATTGTTTGAACAGTTCAAACAGTCAGAAGAATATTATAGTACAGCTTTTCACGAATCAGTACATAGCACAATGAAAGAAAGCAGATGCAACAGAGCAGAAGAAAGAAAAAATAAACTTGTGGCTTTTGGCTCTGAGGAATACAGCAAAGAAGAACTTGTAGCAGAAATTGGAAGTGCTAACTTTATGAACATAATAGGAATTGAAACAAAGAAAAGCTTCAGAAATTCAACCGCATATATACAAAGTTGGTTAAGAGTTTTAAGAAATGATAACAAGTTTATTGTATCAGCTTCAAGCAAGGCAGAAAAAGCAGTTGAATATATTTTGAATGAAGCATAACAAAGAGAATACAGAAAGACATAATAAAAGGGTGTAGCCGATGAAGTTACACCCTTATTTTTTATACTGTTTTATTGATATGTTTTATTGTGTATAATTCCTACTGGTTTGGTATGATATAGCGTGTCGGGGGTGGCTTAAACTAAAAAATGGATCTGTTTTTCTCCGCAGCCCTGTAGTTGGTTGCTCTATACAGTGACTTAAAAATTTTACCTCTCGATATTTTTTACCCTCATATCCTTTGAATAAATCAATAAAAATTGTATCAAATCCGCTTCAAAATCCATCATAGGCAAACTTGTTCACCTACAGAACAGCAAAGCCAAATTGACCTCAAAATCGTTGATTTAAGCAAGCATATATACCATAGTGGGGTACTCTTAAACCTTTGGAATTTAAGTACCTTGTATGTAGGTGGAGGTATAAAAAAGGTATGCAAGCACTTATACCTGCATACCTATATGTGTTTTATGAATTATTAGGCTTATTTATCATCTTTTTTTGGATTGTTTTTATCATATATTTTAACTGAAACTACATTACCAGTTACATTAATTAATTCTATCTTAGTTTTACTTGTCTCCCATTCATATGTATATGAATTTGAACATTCATGTTCTCCATATCTATCATCATATTGACTCACATATTTTTCAAGCATTACTTTATTAGAAAGCTCCGTGCCTTTATATGTCAATAATATAGCTACCTGATTGAATTTATTATTGTCATCCCAATAATAAAATATAGCAGCAGACAAACCAGTTATTCCTTCATAATCAGATTGTGTCTGTATGTAACAATTATCCTTCGAGCCTTTTTCTACATCTTTTAATTTCTTTTCTAGTCGTTCTGAAGTAATACCCCATTTCAAATTATTATAATAACCTGTTTTAGTGTTATATCTCTTTATTATTAACGATGCTCCTATAACCAAACAACATATCATTATAATGCTTATTATAGGAATAAGAATCATTATTAACATTTTCTTTTTTTTATTATTTTTTTCCTTAACGGTTTCACTTACTGGACAGCCACAATTAGGACACACCTCTGCTTTATTGCTAATTTCGTTTCCACATTCAATACATTTTATTAATGCCATGTTTCTCCTCTTCAATTTACTTTTTTTCTGGAATTTTATTCTTAATATTTGTATATTTATTTTTAAAATCATTAATTGTAGTATTTACACTTGATGAGTATGATGTATAATTTCCACTTGGATCTGTAGCCAAAGAAACTAAACTATTATATACTTCATTTAATTCAAATATGGCATCGTGGCAGTCTTTTAAATCATCAGTTGGATTCTGTAACTTTTTCATCATTTCATTTATTGAGTCCTGACTACTTTCTATCGAACTTATCTTCTTCTGGATATCTTCATCTTTAAATAGATTTTGAAGTGCTTCATTGAAATCATCAACAAACGCATAATACTGAGTTCCCTTGTATTTAGTTGTAGGTGTTTTAGTATATTTATTTGTTGTACTATCATCTTTTTTATATATAGCATTGTACCAAACTGACCTTGTTAAGTTGCATATAGTTTCGCCTGTAGCAGCACTTGATAACATATTATCACAAGCCGAATTAACATTATCTATATAAGTGTTATATTCATCTATTTTTTTCTGTTCAGATACTTTTTTAAAATACAGTCCTCCACAAATTGCAATAATACATACAACTAACGCTACAACTCCTATAATAGCGAACATTTTTTTACTTTTCTTGCTCACTTTTATACCAGGAACCTCTACTTTTTGAGATGCTGTTTTTTCAACAGGGCAACCGCAGTATGGACACAAATCACTATCTTCTGGAATAATTTTGCCACACTCCATACATATGTTTTCTTTTGTATCCTCCACAAATATCTTTCCACAATGTATACATTTTTTTGCTTTGTCTGAAATTTCTTGTCCACATTCTGGACACTTAATCATTGCCATTCTTCTGTACCTCTCTTTCTTTACTCGACTAGTAAAATATCTGTTTATATTATATTCGTTCTTACGAAGATATTCAAGTCAAAGAATACACATTACACTTATTTCATAAAATATATGAAATGGAGGTGCTATGATGATTGATTACTCCCCTTTCTGGAATACACTGGAACAATCAAGTGAAAACTGGTATACATTAACTAGCAAGCATCATATGTCACATAGCACTCTGCATAGACTAAAACACAATATGGATGTATCAACCAGAACTCTTAATGATTTATGTAGGATTCTTCAATGTGATGTATGTGATATTGTTAGATATGTTCCATCAGATTCAGACCAAACATTATAAACTGGCAGCAGATATGATATATACATATATTAGTTCTTATATCACGATAACATTATTTTTATAAAAATCTCTTATTATGCCCTATTTTACTGGCAAATCTCATTATTTCTCATGTATTAGCAAAATCATAATATATTCCCATATAACATATAACTATCACTTCTTACTCCGATACTATATTACTTTCTAAAATATCGCCAATTCTACCTTGATTTGTTATTGTCGCTCAATTTATATCCCCTATTTTTCGGACTTATACTCCCATTCTTTATATAATACGATATGCTATACGATAACGATTTTCATATTACTATTGCATTTATTTATTTAATAATATAATATATATTATGTTGATTTATTTCTTTTTTCATAATGCAGATATAAACAAAGGGGTTGCTAGTATGTCGGAACTAGCAACTTCTTTTTTATCCACAACACTATGCTAAAGGGAGGGGGGTACACTTAAACCATAGCAATTTAAGTACCTAACACAATGTTATATCCCCACAAAAATCGTAAAAAAATAGGACACATCAAGTTTGCACTCAATATGTCCTATCACTTTAATTTCTCACTTCTACATTCCAATTTACCATAGCATTGTATAAGCAATCCTGCACCTTACCCTTACAACTATCAGCCAGTTTCAATATATAATCTTTCTTACCTGTAACATAACCCTTTTCAGCTTCTTCTTTAGTATTAAATGTACCAAATGATATATTTTTATTAAGAACTGTCATGTATGTTTCATACTGTTTTTCCTTATTCTCAACTATCCTTCTTTTAGTACTCCTATCTTCAAACACAGTATTTATATAATGTTCCACAAAAACACATGTCTCAGGACTATATACTTTGTTCCCCTGACACAATATGTCCTTATCCAAGTCAACCTTTGCACCTTCTATAATGTGTTCCCTATACCATATTCTAAAGTTAGCAAAATTCAGCCACTCTTCACATACACTCTTATCTTTGTAATATGGTTTACATTTGTGAATTTTCTTGTTATAACATCTTTGTACCATATTCGTCCATCTATAAAATTCTGGCGATTTACAATCCACATTATTTGTACCAAGATATCCCTTACCCTCATAAGTTCTTTTAAAGCACTGTGGATTCCAACCTTTATATTTATACTCCACAGAATTGACTATACACATTATTTGTTCTTCTGATACTGTCCCTGTGTTATCATACATTTTCTTTATAGCCTCATACTGTAATTCAGTTACTGGATATAAATGCTTATAATAGTTATCTTTTATATTATTACCAGTATGCCATACCATAGTATTATTCTGCATATCATAATTAACAATAAATGTCTGAATAACAAGGTCACTAGCTTTTACCTTTACTTTCTTATATCCCCATTTTTTCTTAGTCTTGAAATACACATTCTTGTCAAGAATATAATATAATTCTTTATCTTTTCTTGAATATGATCCCTTTAACAGCTTATATCCTTCATTATCCTTTATAATAATTCTGCCATAAGATGATATCCACGCATTCTTATAGTCAAATAAGCTGACAAACTTTTCACCTCTGGCTATATAATTTATTCCTGATACCGCCTTAGTTAATATTCTTGATGAATTGATATGTTTATATTTACGCTGTATTTGCATAGAAATATCTGTATTATACATTTCTATATTAGCCTGCATTCTTTTGGCATGACGATACTCCCTATGATATTTATTATTGCAATCTTTACAGAAACTTCTTATATACCCATTATTAATTTCAAATTTATCTAATGGAAGTTCTCTCCCACATCTCTTACATATTTTTGTCTCTTTATTATCATTAATCATAATCCTCCTTATTAATAAATCAGAGGTCAAGAAAGCACATAATCAAAACACACCTTAATAAGCTACCATCTGGCAGCAGACCTAATATTCAATTTTTCATATTGGAAAGTGTGCTGAATTGCACTATAGATATTCTTGAACTCTGATACAGTCTTTCTTTTACTTCCTGCCTGTTAGGAAATATCCATACATTTATTTTGAATCAGTGTATGTCTGCCGATTGTATGATTTTCTTTACTGCTATCGCCTTAACTGATAATTAATCAACTGTGATTTTCCACCATAAGGTGTTTGAATCTTACTGTTTAAGTCTGTAAGTTGGAATACAAGAGTACGAACAACGTAATTGTTATCCGTAGTAGATTCACGATTTGATATAATGTGCGTTTGCATCCCAAATACATTTGACCATGCAAATCGTTCTCTTATAATAGAAGCAATAAGATCGTGTCTTGGAATACCTGTTAATTTATCCATCCTATCATTGCCATGAACAAAAATAGTAAAAGTAACCAACGTTTCTTTTAATCCAGGTTGATATCTAACTGTGTCTTGAAAACTTACTTGATAACAAAGATAATTTCGTACTTTTGTCTGAGTGTCTGGAATAAATAAATACGGAAGTATATTTCCATCGCCTGCTGTATCTGAAAAATATCTATCCCATTCTCCAAGAGGCTCGTATTCCTTCTTTTCTTCATTCCATTCCCAATTGATATTACCATCATCATCAAAAAGTTCTGATTCAAGTTTTTTTTCATTGAGTGCATACAGTAGACATGGATTAGACATTAGAGCCTTTTTAATTTTCTGCTTATAAAGAATATTTTCATCATCAGGGGCTTCTTTGTATGTACGAAGTTTGCCCAACAAATCGTTTCTAGTAATCAATTTTTCTCCTCACTTTCTTGGAACACCATGTATGAATAACTTCTGATGTCCAATATCCATACATATCTCTACAATAGTTATATGTCTGCCGATTATTTTTCTTCACTTAAAATCTTATTATTAAAACGCTTACAAGCCTCTTTCAAAAACCTTGCTACTTTTACCTTTAACTGATACCTTGCAGGAATAACAACCTTCTCTCCTGTAACAACATTCCTAGCATTTTTAGTATCTCTCCATACTGGCTTAATTGAAAAATACTCTCTTATTACAACTGCATTCCCCTTTTCAAGTTCTGCTATTGTTGTATTCAACAGTTCTGTTAATACTGTTTCAATTATCTGCTGTGAATATTTTTTCTTATATTTACCATGATAAGGAATACTAAAATTAATACTCTTATCTTGTAAATTATCTGCAACTTTCTTTACAAGTTTGTCTCTGGTTATTCGTTCCAT